ATTTTTGGTAATTTTCAGTTGGAAACTTCACAGGGTTTGGTAGAGCAGGACAGCTCTGTAGGATATGTATTCAAACCCCGGCAGACTTAATCTTATTATAGATAGATATTTGCATTTTGTCAAGTGTTTTGTAAAATATTTATTAATACTTGACAAATGCCCCTTTTATGTATATAATATTGGTATGTCATTACCTACAACTAAGAGAAAATTAACACAAAAACAAGAGGATTTCCTTAGTAACCTTATAGAAACTAAAGGAAACCTCAAACTTTCAGCCGAACTCGCAGGATACTCAGGCAATCACTACCAAGTAATCAAAAGTCTTAAACATGAAATAGTTGATTTAGCCTCAGATGTACTTGCAAGGGAAGCCCCTTCAGCAGCTTTTAAGCTTGTTGAGGTCTTAGAAAGTGATAAACCCCTACCTCAAGCTAATGTAAAGGTACAAGCTGCCCAAACAATACTTGATAGAGTAGGATTAGGTAAAAAAGAAAGGCTTGACATCAACCATAATGTACAAGGAGGTATATTTATACTACCTGAAAAGGAAACTATAGACATTACAGACTATGAAGAACTATCTGAATAGACTATTAGAGTTTGCATACGATAGTCCGAGGTGGTTTTGTTTTTGGTTTATTATTGGATGGGTGTTAGGTAAAGGAATGTTAGGATGAAAATATTTTTAACTGAAATTATAAAAGATAATCAAGTTTTAATAGGACCATATATTAAAGCAGAAGACTTACATAAGGCTATATTAATAGCTGATATGTATTCTTTAACCATTATAGGTGAATTATTTGAGTTAAGTCATAAATTACCAGAAAAAAAGGAGACAATACACTAATGGCTAGAGAAAAAGACCCAAGATTAAAACGAGCAGGGGTAAGTGGTTTTAATAAACCAAAACGTACTCCTAATCATCCTACTAAATCACATATTGTTGTTGCCAAAGAAGGTGATAAAATTAAAACAATTAGATTTGGACAACAAGGTGCAAAGACTGCTGGTAAACCTAAAGCTGGTGAGTCTCGTGCAACTAAAATGAAAAGGAAGTCTTTTAAAGCTAGACATAGAAAGAATATTGCAAAGGGTAAAATGTCAGCAGCTTTTTGGGCTAACAAGGTGAAGTGGTAAATGGCATATTCACAAAAGGTAGTTGATAGGTTTGAGAGTGTTTTAAATAATCCAGAAGAACATTCTGTTGGAAGATTTGACCCTAAAGACCCTAATGTTGCTACAGGCATGACAGGTTCTCCTGCATGTGGTGATGTCATGAAGCTACAAATAAAACTAAAAGATGATATTATAGAAGATGTCAAGTTTAAAACATATGGGTGTGGAAGTGCAATCGCATCCTCTACTATGTTTGTAGATATGTTAAAAGGTAAAACTATAGAAGAAGCTAAACTTATAAAAGATAAAGATATAGCAGAAGCTTTAGAACTACCACCAATTAAATTGCATTGTAGCGTACTAGCAGAAGATAGTATTCGTAAAGCAATAGAAAACTGGGAAGAAAAAACTGCTTATAGAAAGCATAATCAAAGATGGGAAGACCCTAATGGATATGGTTACTAATGGCACAACAACAATCACAACAAAAACCGGTAGATAAAAAGTTAGAAAAACTTAAAAAACAACAAGCACAAGATAAAAGAAACGGATAATAATTATGCCTCATTTAGGAAACATAACATTCAAAGCGTTACATAAACAAAAAGGTAGATTATCTATGAGAAGAAACCAAGGTAAACCCGGACATGTTACTCGTGAAGAGTTTGATAAAAACTGGGATATGATTTTTAAGAAAGGAGAAAAAAATGCCAAGAAAAAAAACATCGACTAAAAGAAAGTCGACAGTAAATAAAGCTGGTAATTATACTAAGCCAACTATGCGTAAGAGGCTTTTCGAGAGAATCAAAGCTGGTTCTAAAGGAGGTAAACCCGGGCAATGGTCAGCTCGAAAAGCCCAGATGTTAGCTAAACAATATAAAGCTAAAGGTGGTGGCTATAAATAATGCCAAGAAAAAAAAGAGACCCTAAAACAGGAACAGGAAAAAAACCCAAAGGAAGTGGGAGGAGACTATATACAGATGAAAATCCAAAAGACACTATCAGCATTAAATTTAAAACTCCAGCAGATGCAAGAGCAACTGTGGCAAAAGTTAAAAGAATTAGTAAACCCTATGCTAGAAAAATTCAAATACTTACAGTTTTGGAACAAAGAGCAAAAGTTGCCGGTAAAACGCAACAAGCCCAAATCGCAAAAAAAGGTAAAGAAGCAATAAGGAAAAAACATGGCAAGACTAAAAAAGTCACAAAGAAGTCTTAGGTCTTGGACTAAACAAGACTGGGGTACAAAGTCTGGTAAAAAATCTAGTGAGACTGGAGAAAGATATTTACCTAGAGCAGCTCGTGAGGCATTAACTTCAGCAGAATATGCAGCAACTTCAAGAAAAAAAAGACAAGATACTAAAAAAGGAAAACAACATTCTAAACAACCTAAGAAGATAGCAAGAAAAACAAGAGCATACAGAAAGGTTAGATAATGTCTAACATACCTAAAGGATATATAAAAAAGAAAAGCGTAACTATTCCTTTTGGTTATAAATTAAGTAGTATTGAAGGTTATCTAGAACCTATAAAATCTGAATTAAAAATACTAAATAAGTATGTACAGTCTGTTCTTAATCAAGAATACTCTTTAAGAAAAGCAGCCGAACTTATAACAGAAGAAACAGGTAGAAAAATAAGTCATGTAGGATTATCTCAAATCATACAAAAAACTCCACAACCCAAAGTAAAATATAAATATTCACCTGAACAAAAAAGAAAACAAAAGTTAGCTAGAGATAAAAAAGAAATAGATAAAGTTAAAAAGAAAATAGCTTACAAAGAATCTAAACTTAAAAAAGAACAAGAAGTAATTAAAAAAGCTACAGAAAAAACTACATCTAAAATAGTTAGTGATAAAGATTTAGAGCAAGTAGCTCCTAGTGTACAAGAAATAATAAAAGAAAGTAATGTTATTTTTCATCCAAATGAAGGACCACAAACAGATTTCTTAGCTGCAGATGAGAAAGATGTACTCTATGGTGGTGCAGCAGGTGGTGGTAAATCTTATGCCATGCTTGTTGACCCACTAAGGTACGCACATAAAAAAGCTCATCGTGCTTTAATATTAAGAAGGTCTATGCCAGAACTTCGTGAGATGATTGACAAGTCTCGTGAACTATATCCACAAGCATTTCCCGGTGCTAAGTTTAGAGAAGTAGAAAAACTTTGGAACTTTCCTAGTGGTGCAAAGATAGAGTTTGGATTCTTAGAAAGAGATGCAGATGTATATAGATATCAAGGACAAGCATATAGTTGGATAGGATTTGATGAGATAACTCATTTACCTACAGAGTTTAGTTGGAACTATCTTGCTTCTCGTTTAAGAACTACTGACCCAGAAATAAAAACTTATCTAAGATGTACAGCCAACCCCGGTGGTGTAGGTTCTCATTGGGTTAAAAAAAGATATGTAGATTCTCATGAATATAATAAAAGTTTTATAGGTAATGATGGATTAACTAGAAAGTTTATACCAGCTAAATTAGCAGACAACCCATATCTTGCAGAGGATGGAGTATATGAACAAATGCTTAAATCTTTACCACCAACTCAAAGACAACAATTACTAGAAGGTAACTGGGATGTAGCAGAAGGTGCAGCATTTACAGAATTTGACCCAAATGTACATGTTATATCGCCATTTGCACTACCAATTCATTGGGAAAGGGTAAAAGGTATTGACTATGGATATGCTTCAGAAAGCTGTTGTTTATGGGGAATAATGGACATAAATGACAATACTTTAATAATTTATAGAGAATTATACAAAAAAGGCTTGACAGGAGAGGAATTAGCTAGTATAATAACAGATATGGAGACAGAAGACCCTTTTTCTGTTAGTGGTGTATTAGATACTGCAGCATGGGCAAATACAGGAACAACTGGTCCTACTGTCGGAGAAAGTTTAGTAAGAGCTGGTCATAAGTTAAGACGAGCTGATAAAAATAGAATACAAGGTAAAATACAAATACACGAGTATTTAAAAGTTAGAGAGAATGGTAGACCTAGGTTACAAATATTTAACACTTGTCCAAACTTAATAAGAGAATTACAATCTATACCATTATCTAAAACTAATCCAGAGGATGTAGATACTCATGCTTCTGACCACGCATATGATGCTTTGCGTTATATGATAATGAGCAGACCAAGAATGGATAGTCCATTAGAAAGAATAAGAGGACTTAAAAGAGAAATGTATAAACCTTTAGACTCTACATTTGGTTATTAATATGGAAGAAAATACATTTTTAAATGCTGATAATCTTTATGAAGAAGTAGAGGGTGAATCTGGAAAGACATTATCTTTAGAAGAAGAACAACAAAGAAACCTTATTGGTATTATTAAAGGTAGATATGCTCAAGCAGAAAATGCTAGAGATATAGTTGAAAAAAGATGGATAAGAGCATATGAAAACTATAGAGGTTTATATGCTAAAAATGTTAAATTTAGAGAATCTGAAAAATCTAGAATATTTGTTAAGATAACTAAAACAAAAGTATTAGCAGCTTTTGGACAATTAGTAGATGTAATATTTGGAACAGGTAAGTTTCCTATTGGTATATCAGAAACTAAAATACCAGAAGGTGAAACAGATTTTGCACACTTAGATACTTCAAATCCTATACCTAATATAGAAACAACTCAAGGTGAAATACCAGATGATATTGGTAATAGAATAGATAATCCTTATGATGTTGGTTATGAAGGAGATGGTAAAGTATTAAAACCGGGTGCTACTTTTTACAACGGAGTATTTGAAGATAGTCTTGAAGACCAAGCTAAAGAAGCAGGTATATTAGCTGATGGTGTAAGTTATAATCCACAAGAATTAGAATTATCTCCAGCACAAAGAGCTGCAAGAAGAATGGAAAAACTTATTCATGACCAGATAGATGAATCAAAAGGTTCTTCAGAAATAAGAAATGCTTTATTAGAATCTGCTTTACTAGGAACAGGAATTGTAAAAGGACCATTTAATTTTAATAAAAAATTACATAAATGGAGTTTGAACGAAGAAGGTAATAGAGAATATAACCCATTACAAGTTAGAGTTCCTAGAATAGAGTTTGTAAGTTGTTGGGATTTTTATCCTGACCCTTCGGCAACTACTATGGAAGAATGTGAATATATAATCCATAGACACAAAATGAATCGTAGTCAATTAAGACAATTACGAAACATGCCATACTTTGATGAAGATGCTATTCGTGAAGCTATTCAAATGGGTGCTAACTATGTTGAAAAAGATTATGAGTATGCTCTTAAAGATGATAATAAAATGGAAGAAGATTATCAAACTAACTTTGAAGTTATTGAATACTGGGGTATGATGGATGCTGAGTATGCAAGAGAGGTTGGTATAGACCTAGATGACTCTATAGATGATTTAGATGAAGTTCAAATAAATGCATGGATGTGTGGCGATAAATTACTTAGAGCAGTAATAAATCCATTTACTCCATATAGAATACCCTATCATGCTTTTCCATATGAAAGAAATCCATATAACTTTTTTGGTATTGGAGTAGCAGAAAATATGGATGACAGTCAGCAAATTATGAATGGTCATGCAAGAATGGCTATTGATAATTTGGCAATGTCAGGTTCACTTGTTTTTGATGTAGATGAGTCTGCTTTAGTTGGTGGACAAAGTATGGAAATATATCCCGGAAAGATATTTCGTAGACAAGCAGGAATGCCCGGACAAGCTATACATGGTTTGAAGTTTCCTAACACATCACAAGAAAACTTAATGATGTTTGATAAGTTTAGACAACTTGCAGATGAACAAACTGGAATACCTAGTTACTCACATGGACAAACAGGAGTTCAAAGTATGACAAGGACTGCTTCAGGTATGTCAATGTTATTAGGAGCATCTAGTTTAAATATTAAAACTGTTATCAAAAATCTTGATGACTTTTTATTAAAGCCACTTGGAGAATCTTACTTTCAATGGAACATGCAGTTTCACGAAAGTAATTTAGATATTGAAGGTGATTTAGAAGTTAAAGCTACTGGTACAAATAGCTTAATGCAAAAAGAAGTTAGAAGTCAAAGACTTACTATGTTCTTACAAACTGCACAAAGTCCAGCTATTGCACCATTTGTTAAGATTTCTAAACTCGTAAGTGAACTTGCTTATAGCTTAGATTTAGACCCTGATGAAATACTCAACGACCCTGAAGAAGCAGCTATAATGGCACAAATAATAGGAATGCAAAATGCTGGACAAACAAATGGCGAGGAAGCTCAATCCCTTGGTCAACCACCCTCAATGGGAGGATTACAAGGAGTACCTGAACAATCTCAAGAACTTGGCGTTACAGGAACTGGTGGTGGCAACATCGGAACAGGAGATGTTCCGTTGCCAGGGGAAGATAGCTTTTCTGGTACGCTTAGAGCAACTGGACCTGCAAGTTAGAGAAGCAATAACAAGAAAAGAGGAGATATAATATGTTAGATTTATTAGACACAATTATGAAAATAGTAGGAGTAATACCATGGATAGTTTCAATATGCTCTATGATTGCAGCTATAACACCTACTCCATTGGATGATAATTTAGTAGGTAAAGCTTACAAAGTTATAGATTGGTTTGCACTTAATATAGGAAGAGCAAAGGAGAAATAATGGCAAAAAAATTTCCAGACTTAACAGGTGATGGTAAAGTAACTCAAGCTGATATATTAAAAGGCAGAGGAGTTTTCCAAGAAGGTGGCTCTATGGATGACCAAATGATGATGGTTATGAATGTAAAACCTATGGAATCAGATGATGTCATGGAAGATAATTATACACAATTTATTATGGAAGAAGCATTGACAGAAACAGAAGAAGATATGCTAACTTCTAAACTAGAACAAGATGAGGAACTAGCTATGCTTTTTGATAAAGTTATAGATGTTGCTCAAGAATTTGCTGGGTCTGGTCCTGTTGAAGGACCGGGGTCAGGAGTCTCTGACAGTATACCTGCAAGGTTGTCTGATGGAGAATTTGTCTTTACTGCAAAAGCTACAGAAGAAATCGGAGCTGATGAATTAATGCGTATGATGAAAGATGCTGAAGCTGCTGCAGACAAAAGACAAGAAATGCAAACGGGTGGTCCTGTGGAAGAAGAAACTATGACTACACAAACTAATGAACCTAATGTACAGGAAATTAGAGTTGTTAAAGAAACAGTTGATTCTGCTGGGAGAATGATGGAAGATGAAGATGAAATATCAAAAGATATTAAATCTCAAATGATGTTAGACCCCAACCAAAGACATGTCCGTAGCTAATAAGCGATAAAGCCACCCTATTAGCGTAGGCACTTTATCATATTTAAACCAGAAAGGCTACCTTTACAACAAGCCCTCTTGTCGACAAAGAGCTACCTTGTGAACGAAGCCCTGAGTAAGGAGTAAAAGAAAATGACTAATGAAGTCCAAACAGAGGAAACGCCAAATCCTTATAACCAAAATAAAAGTTGGCAAAATGAAAATAAAGTAGATTTTGTATCTGCAAATGAAGGTTTATATTTTGAAGAACCTACTAAGAAAAATAAACTTTTTAACAGCAACGATATTACTGATATTGAAGCTGAAGGTAATGTTAATACTGAAGAGTTAGATACTGATAAGGATAAACCTTATAAAAGACCTAATTATAAAAAAAGGTATGACGACCTTAAAAAACATTATGATACTAAACTTAATGAGTTTAAAATCAGAGAACAAGAGTTGATAGAAGAAGCTAGTAAAAATAGAACAGAATATCAAGCTCCTAAAACTGAAGAAGAACTAGAAGAGTTTAAGAAAAATTATCCTGATGTTTTTGAAGTTGTAGAAACTGTTGCACATATGCAATCGGAGTCTAAAGCAAAAGTTCTAGAAGAACGCCTTAGTAAACTCCAACAGCGAGAACAAGAGTTAATACAAAAAGATGCAGAAAAGAGACTATATGATAAACATCCTGATTTTGAAGATATTAAAAACAGCGATGATTTTCATACATGGGCAAAAGAGCAACCTGATTCTATTCAGAAATGGATATACTCAAATGCTGATGATGCCGATTTAGCTTCTCGTGCTTTAGATTTATTTAAAAAGGATTTAGGTATTGAACCTGTTAAAACTAAGTCATCTTCTAAAAAGACTAAACAATCTGCTGCAGATATGGTTTCTACTAAAACAACAAGTGTAGAACCAAAGCAACAGAAAGTATGGTCTGAAAGGGAGATTGCTGCCATGAGCATGGATGAGTTTGATAAATACGAAAAGGAAATATCAGATGCTATGCAAGAAGGCAGAATCGTAAAGTAAACTATATAACATAAAGGAGAATGTATCATGGCTCAATTTTTTGAACCCTCAACCGATACTAATGCTAACTTTGCTAACTCCGTAAGTGGACAAACTAATAGTTTCTTTCTACCTAAGATTTACTCTAAAAAGGTTTTAAACTTCTTTAGAAAATCCTCAGTAGTAGAAGCTATCACCAACACAGATTATGCTGGTGAAATCTCTGCTTTCGGAGACTCAGTAAGGATTATCAAAGAACCAGTTATCTCTGTCTCTGATTATACAAGAGGTAGTGATACTACTGCAACTAAACTAACTGACCAAGAAATCACATTAGTTGTCGATAGTGCTAAAGCTTTCAAATTTATCGTAGATGATATTGAAACAAATATGTCACATGTAAACTTTAAAGAAGTAGCTTCAAGTTCTGCAGCTTACGCTTTAAGAGATTCATATGATGCTGCTGTTATCGCAACTATGTTTGATGGAGTTTCTAGTTCATCACCTGACCATGTGTTAGGTACTGACAATGCTACCGACTTAGCTGCCGGTACATTTGATGGAACTGGTAACCTTGATATAGGTTTCGGCTCTAGTGAGCATGACCCAATTGATGTTTTAGCTAGAATGGCAAGACTATTAGACGAACAAGATGTACCTGAAGAAGGTAGATGGTTCGTTGCTGGTCCTGACTTCTACGAAGTATTAGGTCAAGCTTCTTCTAAATTGCTATCTGTAGACTTCAACGCAGGTCAAGGTTCAATTAGAAATGGTTTAGTATCTAGTGGAAAACTAAGAGGATTTGATATGTACAAATCTAACAACATTGCCTCAACATCTAATGCTGCTGGTAAATGTATGGGTGGTCATATCAGTTCTACTGCAACTGCTAACACAATCCTTTCAACAGAAGTCCTAAGAGACCCAAGTTCTTTTGGTGACATCGTGAGAGGTCTTCATGTCTATGGAGCAAAAGTTCTTAGACCTGAAGCATTAGTAAGTGCTTTCTACGGTATTGATTAAGAATAATCATTCGGGGGAGTCTTCGGACTCCTCCATTTTTAAGGGATAATTATGAAACATAATGAACAACAAGAAACAGGTAATCCAAAACCTAGTGGAAACATTTCTTACTACGAATCTTTAAAAGAAAAAGAAGAAATGTGTAAAGACATGGCTGGTTATAACGAAAGTTTAAGACCGGGTTACTATAACGAAAAAAATAAAGTGGAGAAATAAAATGGCAGGACATTTAAAATCAGAGGATACACCAAACAAAAAGAAAAAAATGATGTACGGAGGAATGACTCGTAAGAAAAAAATGTACGGAGGAATGACTCGTAAGAAAAAAATGGGTGGTGGTATGATGAACAAAAAAAGAATGGGCATGGCTATGGGTGGTGCTATGGAAGTTCAGAAGCCTAACTAAACATGAAAGTTGCAGCACCTAAAGGCTATCATTGGATGAAATCCGGTAAGTCTTATAAATTAATGAAAGACCCTTCGGGTGGATATAAACCTCATAAGGGTGCAAGTAAAACAGCAAACTTTGCAATACAAAAGGTACATAAAAAATAATGGCTACAACATATTTAGATTTAACTAACGAAGTTCTTCGAGAACTAAATGAAATTCCACTAACTTCTGCAAACTTTGCAAACGC